TATGACCACCCCTATAATATTATTGGAAAATATGTAGACAATCATACGATTAGACCGCCATACAAATCTAATAATACGATTACTGTTTACCACATGTACTATAAAAAAAGTTGGTTTCAAGAATTATTAACAGAATATAAGTGCCCTAACTATGATTATAAATACTGTTTTTGGTTTGGTTTTAAATACGATTTAGATTCTGGTGAAAGGTATTTTAAAGTGGTTATAAGAGATAATGATATGACCAGTAATTATCAAACTAATCCAGATTCTTTTATACCTAGACCACAATTACCACATTGTAATGAACCTTATTTTGCAAAAATATATTCTCAAGATGGCACTGAAGCAGATGAATACGATGTTTTCTTTTCGACCACTCCAGAAATTATGAAAGCATATTGCGAAGAAAAAGGTATTAAGTACCCTATACCAGAAGATAAAGAAACAGATTGGATTTGGACTTATGGTTTGGTTTACGATAAAAAAACTCTTGAAATAAAACAAGTAAAAGGTTACATCAAAAAAGCACAAGATGCTTCAGACTGGGTAGTATGAAAACACTAGATTCTGAACTTAAAGAAATTAATAAAAAATTTAACGAAAGAATTAAAGAAGAAAAAGAATTAAGAAAAGAATATGTAAAAAAGTTTCATAATAGAGAAAATTAAAATGCCTTTTCAAAAATTAATCTTTAGACCAGGGATCAACAAAGAAAGCACTGCATATGCTAACGAGGGCGGCTGGTTTGATAGTAATTTAGTTCGTTTTAAAAAAGGGTTGCCTGAAAAAATAGGCGGTTGGGTTAAAGCTACTTCTTCTACTTATTTAGGTACAGGTAGAGCGTTACATGCTTGGGTTGCTTTAGACGGAACAAAGTTTCTTGGTTTAGGCACAACAGTAAAATATTACATATTAGAAGGTACAGATTTTGCAGACATTACGCCTATTAGAAAAACCAGTACTAATTCAATAACTTTTGCAGCGACTAACGGCTCTAGCACTTTAACAGTTACTGATTCCTCGCACGGTGCTGTTCAAGGAGATTTTGTAACTATATCAGGAGCAGTAAGTTTAGGTGGTAATATAAACTCTAATGTTCTAAATCAAGAATATGAAATACAAACAGTACCGAGTCCTAACACTTATACAATAACAGCTAAAAATACTTCTGGAGTTACTGTTACAGCAAATAGTAGTGATACAGGAGACGGAGGTTCAGGAGTTGACGGAGTTTACCAAATAAACGTAGGTTTAGATGTTTATGTACCCGCTACTGGTTGGGGAGCAGACGCTTGGGGATCAGGCAGTTGGGGAAGTTCTTCTTCGTTGGGTGGTAATAATCAATTACGTTTATGGACACATGATAATTTTGGTGAAGATTTATTATTAAATGTTAGAGCAGGAAGTATTTATTATTGGGATAAAACTAATGGCACTAACACTAGAGCGGTAGCTTTAACTGATTTAGCAGGAGCTAACTTAGCCCCCACATTTGCATTACAAACAATGGTTTCAGATGTAGATAGACACGTAATCTGTTTTGGAGCGGACCCGTTAAATGCTTCAGGCACGGCTAGAACAGGAGCAATAGACCCTCTATTTATAGCGTTCAGTGATCAAGAAAACGTGACTGAGTGGGAGCCAAAAACAACAAATACTGCAGGTTCTTTAAGACTTTCTTCTGGTTCTCAAATAATTGGAGCTATTAGGTCTAGACAAGAAATATTAATCTGGACAGATACTGCTTTATATTCTATGTCTTTTATAGGACAACCATTTACTTTTGGTGTTAATTTAATAAATGAAGGAGTGGGGTCTATAGGTCCTAACGCTATGATAAACACAGCTAAAGGGGTTTTTTGGATGGATAAAAAAGGTTTTTATAATTACGCAGGTTCTGTAGTAAAACTACCGTGTTCTGTAGAAGAACATGTTTTTGGTAATATAAACGAGACACAAAGTTACCAAACCTTCGGTTTTTTAAATAAAGAATTTAGTGAAGTAGGTTGGTTTTATTGCTCAGCAGGTTCTAATGCTATAGACAAGTACGTTACTTATAATTATGAAGAAAATGTTTGGATGATAGGAGAACTTTCTAGAACAGCTTGGTTAGATGAAGGTATTTTTGCTAACCCTAAAGCAACTTCTTCTAATTATTTATTTGATCATGAATTAGGTAATGATGATGATGGAAATGCTATGACTAATGTTTTTATAGAGTCTAGTGATTTCGATTTAGGTGAAGGAGAGGAGTTTCAGTTTGTTAGTAGAATAATACCTGATGTAACTTTTAATGGCACAGGAAGCACAGGTGCTTCTGGACAAAAAGTAAATTTAGTTTTAAAGAAAAGAAATTTTCCTGGAGAAGATTTAAGCGTAGGAGCTACTGGTTCTTGTACCTCAGTAACAACTAAAATAGATACTAGAGTTAGAGGTAGACAAGCAGTATTAAGAATTCAATCTGATGATACAGACACTACTGTAACAGGACTAGGGTTTAAAGTAGGGGCAACACGTATAGAAACACAACCTGACGGTAAAAGATAATGGCTAAAATATTAGAAACTAAATTACCTTTTGCTCAAAATGAACTATCTCCTGAGATATTTAATAGACTAGTAAGAATTTTAGAACTTAGCTTAAATAAAGTAGATGTTGGTTCGACTAATAACTTTACAGAAGAACAAAGAAATTCTACAAGTTTTAGAACAGGAGATTTAATTTGGAATATTTCAACTAATCAAATACAACTTTGGACAGGAGAACAATGGGTTAAGCTCTACACAGGCACAGAAAAAGGTACACAAGGCACAACAGCACTTGGCAAAGTTACGGTTTCTTTAGCAGGGGCTACCACTATACCTATTGAGTAATTATGAATATAGAAAAACTTAGAGAAGAATTAAAAGTAGACGAAGGTTGTATTAACGAAATTTATTTAGATCATCTTGGTTATCATACTTTTGGAATAGGGCATTTAATAACAGATAAAGATAAAGAATGGGGTGATCCTGTAGGTACAAAAATATCTACTAAAAGAATTAACGAGTGTTTTAAAAACGATATAGAAATAGTTTTTAAAGAGTTAGATAGAAGTTTATCTTGGTGGCGAGAGCTGCCTGAAGATATACAATTAGTGTTAGCTAATATGTGTTTCAATTTAGGTATTACACGGTTAAAAAAATTTAAAAAATTTTTAACAGCGTTATCTGAAAGAAACTGGGAACTTGCTGCTACGGAAATGATGGATAGTCGTTGGGCTACACAAGTCAAACAAAGAGCAGTAAGATTACAAAAACGTGTATTAAAAGGAGGTTAATTATGCCAATGCACAAACGTAAAAAAATGTCTAAAGGTGGTTCTTTAAGGAAGATGTCTAAAGGTGGTTCTTTAAGGAAGATGTCTAAGGGCGGTTCTTTAAGAAAAAAATCTAAAAAACGTAAAATTCTTAAAAAGAAAAAGAAATAAGCTATGCCTTATTTAATAAGTAACATCCCCCATTTTAAATGTTGGGTTAGACGAGAGTTTACTAAAAACCATGAAGAATACCAAGATGAGTATATTCATGCATTAGCAATAGCAGTTACTACTATTCCTGATAGATCATTAAGTTTTCAAGTAGTTTTTACTGGAGAAGAAGCTAATTGTGACGATAATAATGAAGGTAATATCCACGGCGGTGCTATGTGGGCTAGAATGCCAATACAAGCATTAGTTGCAGATATTCCTAGTCAGGATTTCCCAGAACCAATGGAAGATCATTTAGCTCAACCTTGGGATTGTGAATCAAGAAACCATTCTATAGTAATTATGGATAGAGTCAGTTCTAGTCCTTGGCTTTGTAAAATAGACGGCGAGTTCTATACTGGTCGTTATATGTTTACCGTAGACTATACCGATAGCGATATTGCTGATGACCCTGCTCAACATAAACAATCTCATGTGTTATATATAACTGAAGATTGTAAGTGGAAAGGTAACTTCGTAGCTTTACCTAATAATAGAGTAAGAGCAACAAGTCCTGCTTTATGGGTAACAGGTAATGGAGCACCCGACTTTAAACCCTCTCAGTGGGTACATTCTGCTGAAGGGCATGAAAGTTACTTAGACCCTGCAATTACATTTAACAATTTATACGAGGATTAAAATGCCCGCAAAAAAGAAAAAGAAAACTACTAAAAAGAAAAAGGGAGCTACGCCAACTAATCCTGCATTATACGCAAGAGTAAAAGCGGAAGCTAAACGTAAATTTAAAGTTTACCCAAGTGCTTATGCTAACGGTTGGTTAGTTCGTACGTACAAGAAACGTGGTGGCGGTTACAGGTAATGGCTAACACGAAACCCAAAGGAGGTTTAACAGCTTGGTTTGGTAAAGGTAAAAAAGGCGATTGGGTAGACATTGGTGCACCTAAGAAAAAGGGTAGGTACCAAGCTTGTGGTCGTAAATCGGCTAAGAAAAGTAAACGTGCATACCCGAAATGCGTACCACGGTCTAAGGCTCGTAGTA